CTGCATCCGCTACTCCTGCATCCGTACCCCCTCATCTGCGACAAATCAAACACATTGTTATTTCAGGTGGTTCTGCATGGGGGTTCGCTGCATTTGGTATGTTGTATGAAGCGATTTTAACCGGGTTTGTAGACATGAAAGACATACAAACCATGTATTTAACCTCTGTAGGTTCTATTATTGGAACTATGTTTTCATTAGGTATTCATCACGACATTTTAAAAGAATTTATTATAAAAAGACCATGGGAAACGGTTTGTAAAAAACATAGAAGTTCGTTTCTGGAAATCTACGAGAACAAAGGTGTAATTTGTAGGTCATTTTTTGATGATATGTTCTCACCTCTACTAAAATCAATTGATTTAGATATTGATGCAACCATGATGGATATATATACATACAATTCAATCGAAATTCATATTTATGTTACAGAAATAAATACATATACTCTGTTGGATATATCTTACAAAACCCATCCTGATTGGAACCTACTGGATGCGATTTATGCATCTTGTTCTATTCCNATCATTTTTACTCCATTAATGCGAGAACAAAAATGTTATATGGATGGTGCACTTTTATTAAATTATCCCATACAGAAATGTATCGACCACTGTATGGAAATGGATTTACCCTTGGATGAAATTCTTGGGATTGCATTGGGAATTGTAAATGATGAAGAAGAAAATAAAATTATAATACGAGAACAATCCAATATATTTGATGTTTTTAATGTGGTGATTAGTCGCTTCATGATGAACAATCATTTGTTTTCAAGTCATAAAATACAGCGAGTTCCATATGAGATTTTTTTCGTGTCACAAATCATCACACTGGAATATTCATTGAATATATTGTATAGCAAACAACAACGAGAAGAACTGGTGAATCGTGGTATAAAATGTATACAAGAACATTATGTTGATTGGGCTGCAACTACCAAAATGGAAGATTTTGTATAAGTGAATTATAGGTTGTATTATCGTGTATAAATCATTTTATGTGTTTGTTCAGTTCTCATTGATGAAAAGTAACTACACGCTATTAATAAATTTTGTAAGAGAGTCCTTTGTAATTTTGGCATCATATTCTACAACAATATCGTCCTTGGTTAATTTAATGGTTGGATAAGAATCAATTTCGTATTTTTTAATTAATTCTGAAATCTTAATGGGGGTTGGTGGTATATTTGTAGTTATCAATACATCCGAACTATTATCATACTGTATGACTTCATCTCCATTATCATCCGTGCAATTAATATCGTAACACTGTAATAAATATCCATTTACAACGGTATTATGATACTGGTTCTTAAAATTATCCCATTCTGGCTGGGCTTTCACACAATGTGGACACCATTCTACATGGAAAAAATAAATTGCCATGATTGGTTTTGCATTATTTGCATTGGCTACGTTTGAAAATTTCTTGTTGTTGTTTCCTTTTAAAAAATATTTACGGTAAACAAAGCGAGCAAGTAATACAAACAAAAATAATACAATAAATACAACAATATATTTATAATAAGGTTTTAGTAAACTGTCAACGTATGTATATAAATTCGCCATTATATATTGAAATCATATTTTTTATTGGAATAATAAACTTAGTAGTTTGTGGCGCATAATTTGCTGAAGCGTATTTTGCTAAATGACAGATTGATACGCGATATATGTTCTCATTCATTTTTTTGAGTCCATTTATTTTCAAGTGTTATTGTATAAGGGGGTATGACAATTCCAAACAAAACCCATAAACCAAAAGTATTTTCTGAACACGATTATAATAGCGGAGATGGTATGTTAACCTCTGTATGGGGACCAAGTATGTGGCACTATTTACATACCATGAGCTTCAATTATCCATCGGAACCCACATGCGATAATAAACGTCAATACCAATCTTTTATACTCAACTTACAGAATGTATTGCCTTGCGGCAAATGCCGAAGAAATCTGAAAAAGAATTTCAAAAAGCTTCCGTTGAAATGGGAGAACATGGCATCTCGAGAAACGTTCTCCAAATACATTTATGATTTACATGAACTCATAAATAACATGTTAGGAAAGAAATCCGGGTTAACCTATGCGATGGTTCGTGAAAGATACGAACACTTTCGGTCGAGATGCACAAAATCACTCAAACTATTAAAACATCGAATGAAAATAAAGAAAAACAAGACTGTCCGTCGCCGTAACGAAAAAGGATGCACNGAACCCTTGTATGGCGAAAAATCCAAATGTATCATTAAAATTGTCCCTCAAACAGAAAAAATAGAAACCTTCCAAGTAGATAAAACCTGTTTGAAACGCACCGAATCCATCGGTCTATAATACACCTGATTTTGTATTTTTTTCGAATCACGTGTATTTCTATACACACCACAAACATCACACCGAAAATAGAATTTGATGAAGTTTAGCTAAAATTTTATAATACTCATTATATATACAATGTCCCAATATAATACAGATATTTCAGGAACAGATACAAACATATATAAATCAAATGAATATCAACAGTTGGTAATACCATTTTGGTATGAAAATCCCAATATTTTCTTTCAATATCCGTATCTGTTTGAATTTTTTCCAGTAGACTGTATGACATACAATCAAAAATTAAATGCCATTTCGAGAACCATATTACTATTAACTTTAATCAGTTTTTTATTGACTCAACGTGTTCGTATTTTAATTATTGGTGCTATCATATTGGTATCCATTTATTTATTGCATTCCTACAGAACAAAAGAACAGGAAAAAACAAATGAACTCAAACACAAGATGTCGGAAACCATGGAAGGATTTGAAAATCCAGGTTTAGAAGTTTTAAAAAAATATCCGGAAAAACAGTCACACATAGTGTTTGATAGTCCCTCCTCATCCAATCCATTCTCAAATGTATTATTACCGGATTATGAATACAATACCAATAAAAAACCAGCCCCACCTTCTTTTAATACAAACATTAATGACACCATTTTAAAACAAGCCAAAGAAATGGTCATTCAATCCAATCCAGGACAACCTGATATTGCCGATAAATTGTTTAAAGATTTAGGAGAACAGTTTGTGTTTGAACAATCCTTACAACCCTTTTATTCCAATCCAGCAACCACTATTCCAAATGANCAAGCCGGATTTGCTGATTTCTGTTATGGTAGTATGGTGTCATGTAAAGAAGGCAATTTATTTGCTTGCGCACGAAATTTGGATAGATATANCAATTAATACNGTGGACAACATGGGAAACATGGACGGCTGATGTAAGGAAGTCGAATCTCGAAAGCCGAACGTAGAACATCGAAAGTCATTGTAGGCGGCTTCGCCATGGTTTCTACATAAAAAATAAAAAAGTATTTATATATTATAATATATAGTATGTCTTCTCTTAATGCATATATATTTAACAATATGGGAAGTTTAAAATCAGATGTAACAGATAAAACACAACAATCCCTACAAAACACTCGTTTTGGAAATTATATGGTGTCTAATTATTTTAGCGACAATACATCCGACAGTCAATTAAAATTTGCTATGCAACAACCTGGCTTATATGTAAACGGTTCAGGTGTTTCTGGCACAGTCATTGATGTTGAATCGGCATTGTTTAATAAAATGGAAGCATCTCGCCCTACCGAAAAACTCCAACTATTTGAACGCACTTTTCGNNNTGTTCCTTATTTAGGAAGAGGCGGAGGAGACCCTACATTGGAATCCCAGCTTCAACAAGGTGAAATGGTCCGCAATTTAAAAAGTGTTGCCACTGTTTCAGAAGTCCCTTATATTGATTATGCTGGATATCCTATGTTGGATGAATTGCGTTCTCAAATTACCAACCCCGCCAACTCTGTCGAAGAACTTGCCTTGAATGGATGGACTCGTGGAGGAGCATCTGCTCGTGAAATATCCAGCAAATAAATTATATGGTTCTCGTTACCATTATACCTTGTCTATATTATCTATTATTATTATATAGAAACATGACTCCTCTATCATCATCACCTGCTCAGGGTTATCTTACTTCTGGAGAAGGACCCCGTGTCTCATCCAATGAAACCGACCTTCAAGCGATTCCATTAAAAGGCGGAAACGGATGTTCATCATGTGGATTACATGCGTTACGTGGAGGAAAAGGTGCTCGTAAATCTTACCGAAAAAAATCCAACAGAAAAACTCGTCGTGCTGCAAGAAAAACCCGCAGAAATCGTAGACTATAATATTTATCTATTTTATAATGGTTAATATTATAATTATAAAAACAAAGCAACATGAAGAAGAACATTGTAACGACAATATAAAATGGTATAGTCAACTTACACACAAAGTCACTCTGTATGATAAGTGTGCTGAACAGAATACTTTAGACGATTCCGGTGTTTTTGCATATACTGTATTACAGCATATCATTTACAATTATTATAAATTAGATGATGTATCTGTATTTTTACGGGAAAATCCGTTTCAATCCATGTATATGGTCGCTGGTAGCACAACTGAAATAACCTGTCCATATAAAATGAATACGATTATTACCAAAATAAATAACGAACTGTCGGATAGTTCTCCTTTTTCATCCTTTTATCAAATTGCATATAATGAACCGTCTTGCAAAATAAAATGCTGCNATAACGAGATAGACACAACAGACATCTGTAATCGATATTTTCAAAACGAACAATATATATTTACTGTAGTTCCTGGGTGCCAATTCATTGTTCCAAAAGTGAATATCTTATCGAGACCTCTGGAATTCTGGCAAAACTTGTATAATGGATTGTTTGTTGAAAAAACGTTTCCTATCGAAATCATGAATCAATTATGGTATTTGGCTTATACGGGCACAATAAATAATGAGGTTCTTGGTATAGATTATGAAGTAGAACGTCTTTCTCAGAACAGTGGTATAGATTATAGATGTTCTTCCATGCCAAACCTTACAATGGACCCTAGAACATAATGCATCTGTATGACTTCGATGAAGATTCGAGATGTATAATCGAGAACATTATATAGAAATATATTATAATTATATATAATGGCATCCACACGAAATAAAAATGATAGAGGAAATTATGGACTGGAAGAATTAGCAAGGGAAGAACAACGAATATACCTGTCTTATAAAAATCAAGGAAATGGACAAGCATATTTATCCAATTTTGCAGGAGATGGATTACTCATGGGACAAATGGGTCCTTCGGTATTATCTTACAATGCAATTGATATTGAGTCTCAATTAAAAGGNATCGGGTCTACCAATTTAGTCACACCGCTTCCTGAAGTAGAACCCCATTTTAAAACATTGGAACATTTGTCGATTATGGATAAAACTCCTCTGCTATTACCCAAACAAATGACCATTGAAAAAAATCAACGTCCATTGTTGAGATAAATCGAAGAACTACAGATAATTATTTTTATGTGAAAGAAATAATTATCAATAGATGCCACCTGTTGGGTGTTTGCTCTAACTGAATTTTACAACAATTTGTACATTTTCTTTTTTAATGCATTTACATGCAGATATAGACAATTCTTCTCGTTTTTTACGTGTTTTACCGCTATCTGTCGAAGAAGTCGATGATGTTGAAGATGCCGATGTTTTTAATTTGGATGTGCTGTTTCGGGAATTCATATCACCTTCAATAAACGAATAATTTTCCTGTATGAAGTCAATGATTTTACATTCAATCGCCCATTTAAAAAAATTAAGTTGTCCAATCGTGGTTTCTATATAATTATCATTGTCATACGGAATCATAATTCGCTCCCACCTACAAAATGGGTCGAAGTTTTTTTTAGAATATGCCTTTAATTTCAATTTGTATTCATTGTATACCTTGAATCGTGTGGTTTCTGTAGGCGAAGGTTCTCCATTAATGATTTTGGGTATAGAATACACTGTATAATTCTTCTTGGAATAATTTGTTACAAACCAGTCGATGATTCTAAGCGAAATTTTTGTTTCGCCATTGATAATTTGAATCATGTTGTGCATGTTCTCCTTGGTTTTATAAAAATCCATCAAATTATTTAATAATAATTGTTTTTGTGTATTACTTGGCTGCGTAGAATACGACATTTGTATGTATGTGTCTGATTTTTTAAGTGGTTTATCGGTGTTTATTTTTTTATTTGTTGGTTACAAACAGGATAATTTGGACCCTATGGTTCTGAAAAAATGGTCGTTATACATTATATCTTTATCTAATGCTTTTGCAAGTGTTTTATCACTTATTTTGAGCTGTTTNATACAATCATATTTGCATATGAACTCACGNACCAATTCATTCTGTTGGTTATATTGTCCAACACCATCCCTATATAACAATGGTGTTCCGTATGTGTTTTCAAAATTTTGTTGAAGTGATGTATCGCAATCATCATACAGAATATAATAGTGTCCCCTACATGAAATTCTATTTTTTACTGGATAGTCTAATGTTGAACTACCAAAACCATTTTGAACTGATGCGGTTTTTCGGTCAATATACACATTGAGTATTTCTGTTTTTTCGATGTTTATTTTTGCAATGTATCCCAAGTTTTGTGGTCGAGTTTTCTTTGTAGGTTGAATGTTTTCAAGTATATTTGGGTCTTTATCTCGTTCTACAAATTGCCATCGAAATCCATTATATACTGTATTTTCTACAACGGCTTTATTAAGTGAGGGTCGTTTCAAAACAAAATTGGTTTCATTGATACATTCTGAAACTGATTCATACACTTTTACAAGAGTCATTGTTTCTGGATTAATTTTTTGCAATCGAGGTCCTAATGTAACCAAAGGTGTTCCAAAATTGGTGGCAACTTTTATATGCGAAGTATTTAACTTTTCTAAAATCTCTTTGTTTATTTTTTCAAGGGAATCTATTTTCAAAGTCAATTGTTTCATTTGTTGTATCAATTCTTCAATAGATGAAGAATTTGCGGTTTGACCAGTTGAAGTTGTGTTTGATGATGCAGCAATACATTCTCTTAATACTTCATTTTCTATATGTAATTTTTCGATATATTTTTCATCATGGTCATCAAAAATTTTTAAATTCAAGTGAATAATTTGTAATAAATCATCATAAGACAGCTCATTACCTATTAAAAATAATTCAACTTCTTTTTCATGTCCTTGTAAATTATTTACGCGATTATATCTAATTTTTTCATGATAATGTAAAAATTTTTCAAAATCATGACTACGTCTTACTTGAAAACAATCTAACAATAAGGCTTCGTCATATCTTGATTTATGTTCTTTGTATCTTCTGTCAATTCCTTTTCTACTTTCACCTAATTTGATAACATACTGACCATTTTCGAATGTTTTTACTTTTATAATATATATTAGAGGACCCTTGTTTGCAAATTCTCTTAATAATATTTGTTCACGTTCTAACTGATTTTTAATTTGTTGGTCTTGTTCATTTTTTATATTTATTTGATGAATATGTTGTTCAGTATATTCAATACATTCTTCTTGCATTGTTTTTTGTAATATTTCTTCAAATTTAATAAAATCACTTTGTATAATCGATGATTTTTTTGTATTTGATTTCATTGCAAACAATTTGAATGTTTTGAGATTAATAAAAATGATTTCTTTATTATGACCTCCACGTGTATGTTCTTTTTTTATAATCGATTTATCTATTTTTTTGTAATCTACATCCATTATAAAATGTTTTTTCAATAATTGAATTGCAGCTATTTTTTGACCAAATCCAACCCATTTCCATACATCATCAAAATCTACAACAAAATCTTCAGGAGTGTTTTTTACAAAACCCTGAAAATATGAAATAAACATTGGACATAATGATTGGTTCATTGTATTTTTGATTTTTTCAATAATTTTATTTTGAGCATTTTCAGGAAGAACAACAGATAACGAATTCATGGTTTATGGATATATTTATATTGTAATTCTCTTTATATCATTTTAACAAAAGCAATAATGAAAAAGCAATAAAAGCAAAAAGCAATATAAAAGCAAAAACTGAAAAAGCAATAAAAGCAAAAAGCAATATTCTATAATATAAAATATATAGTATAGAATTTTTATAAAATCTATTCAGATTATGCGTTTAGTTGGAGTATGCTACCCCGGCCATTCCACTCATCACCCTGAGAACATTGTAATTTACAGCATAGACACGAACTTTAGCAGTGGCAGTGCCGGCAACAGTTGGTGAAGAAAGGACAAGTTGAAGAACAGCGTTATCAATTCTGGAAAAGTTGCACGATCCGCTTGGCTGATGCTCTTCTGGTCTCAATGCAAAAGAGTATACGTTGATACCAGTGTCAGGTGCTCTGGTGTGATGTTGGTAAGGTTGGACAACATCGAAGTAAGAACCTTCACGTTCAGAGAATCTGTCTTGTCCATTGAGTTGGAGTTTGGCAGTGACAACAGGGTTTTCACCCCAGCAATGCATGTCAAGAGCAGTTTCAGCGAGAACGAAAGTTCCAGCATCAGAAAGACCGGAACCAGTGACGGCAGAAGAACCATCAGTAGGTTGGAATGGAGTGTTGACGGAAAGTTTGTTCCATTCTTGTTGGGAGGTAAGTCCGGTGATGTCAACAGCACCAGGCATTTGGAAGAGACCTTGTGAGGTAACGAAGGCTTGGGATCCAGCGGTTTCGGTAGGTCCTCCGAAGGCGTGGATGGCGTTAGGAAGAGCATCAATGGAGTCAGTGTAGTTGAATGGCTGAGCACCAAGGACTTTGAAAAGAAGTTGAGAAGCATCTAATGATGAGCAGTAATCAACGTTAGCATCAGGTTGAACAACCCAAACAAGTTCTTTAACAGGGTGGTTAAAGTTGAGTTTGATTTTGTTGGAGGAGGAACCAACAGATTCATCACCAGTGAATTGAACTTGTTCAATGAGGTATTCGTGAGGGTTTTGTGCCATTTTTCTGCGTTCATCAGTGTCAAGGAAGATGTAGTCAACATAGAGGGAAGCAGCAACAAGGGATTGTTGGTAGGCAGTGGTGACGGATTGGGTTCCAGCACTGGAAGAAGAAAGGGTGTTGACAGCCCATAAGCATTCTCCAATAGGTCTGAGGTCAAGGTTGATTTTGACTTCGTGGTACTGTACGACCACATATACCCCCGCTTTCGCGGTATTTATCAGCATTCTCATTACAACCTGTAACAATGAGAACATCGCTGGGGACTAGACTATATCTTAAGTCTTCATAGTATTTGATTAAAATACTTCGACCCATAACCATTTAGTCGTTGAACCTTCTCCATAGTCTTATCATAACGACGTTAGGAGCTTGGCTGCGGATTATCCGTTTCAGATACTTTTTTAGTATCATCATATGAGGGTTTTTTACCATACCCGAGTTTTATTCTCAGCCATTGTAAACTTTCATTTACAATTTGGTACCATCATCTTTGGGAACTTCCCGCAATTTGGTCATGTTGCTTCCTGATTTTAATAACAGGAAACTAGCATCTGTGATTCATGAAACATAGTTTCACGCTGAGTCAACAACAAATTTTCCCTAAAAAAGTGCTCAGATTTTTTAGGTTGGATACTTTTCTGCCCTACAGATTTTAAGGCGATTAAAGGAAGGGCAAGTCCAGGGTTTCTGCAAAACCAGAAGAGAAGAGGAATGTAAAGAGTGGTCTCAGGAAGAGCATTGCGAGGAGCACATACTTGAGTAGGGGCTCCAGAAGCAGCGCAAGGACCAGCAATACCAGCGAAGGATGGGTCAGTCATGTAGGTGAGTTGGGTGGTGTTACCAATGAGTTTGAAGTATCCTCTTTGTTGTTCAGAAGACATGGTAAGTTGGTTCCAGATGTGCATCCAGTCACCGTATTGACGGTCAATTCTTTGACCTCCAATTTCAACTTCAACTTGAGCAACAAGTTGTTCACCAATGAAATCTAACCATCTGGCATAGACACCAGAACCGGCAACTGAAGAAGCCATAGATTGGTTGATTTCAGGAAGAGTTACTTGAAGGTAAGTTCTGTAAGCAAGGTCACCATTTCTTGAGATGGTGCAAGTTACACGTCTTCCAAAATCGGCTTGTCCAGAGAATGTTTGTTCAATGGATTCCATTGCGAAGTTTGTGTGTCTGCGGTATGACACTTTCCAGAAGGTAATCTCTGGTGTTCCAGTAAGGAAAACATCTTGTGCGCCATAGGCGACTAATTGCATGAGAGCTCCACCCATATTATATATATACTTCCTAAAGAAAAAAAAATCAGAAAAATACACAAAAATACACAAATTCCAAAAATAATAAAAAAGACCCCCACTCAATGAATTATACAAATAATATTTTATATATTATATTTATACCATATATCGTGTTATTGTATAATAATATCATCGGAATGTAATATTATGTCACGAGTTTTGAATAGTCAGTTCTCCCCCTATTTCAAATGCATATTGGATTCAATAAATTTATCTAAATAGTCAGACTGAAACACTTCTTTTTTCCCCTCATGTTTTTTGGTAAAAATATAAGAGTCCTCTATTTTTTTGACAGACCATCCTTTATCAAGTGCATTCATAATAAATACCATTTTCTGAAAGTGTCCTTTTGACATATGAATTTCATCTGTTTTTTCTTTTTGAATAAATGACATCATATGTTCTCTTTTCTTTTTGAGTATACACTATTTTATTATATTGAATCGCAAATATTTACGAAAACGAAAACGAAAACGAGAACAAAAACTTAATCTGTGTGCAAAATATATAGAAAAACCAATCGAATTTATATAAAAATATATTACAGTTGTGGAATGAAAAATGCAAACACAATCGATAAAAAACACACCGAAATGTTGAATGTGTTTCATCAAAACAAGACAGTGGTGATTCCACAATTAAAAGACGATATTGAAAACCTCAAGCTGTATTTAAAAACCCTAAATATCTCTCAAATTGATGAATACATGGAAACCAAAGACAAAATCAAACAGAAAAAAAAGGACATTAAAATCTATTGTTCTCAAGAGAAGGAATATTTTCTGGAAAATTCAAAATGCATCTTTGATTATTTCGAACAAAAGAAAGATATATCTACAGGAGGAGGCAAACAGAATACAAATGTATTAAATGCATTTTTCAAAATCAATGCCAAGAACAACGAATCCTCCAACCCCATTTCCGAGAAATACAATCAATCCCGTAAAATATATCAGTCTTATTGGCGTAATGTCACAAATGACTATATTAATATCAATGATTATATGGTTGTTTCCGATGTATGTGAATATTGTAATACAGGTGAGTTGATTCCACAGGAAGAAGAAGGAATATTAATCTGTAATAATAAAGAATGCGGCAAGTTTATTACATATATCGTGGATTCCTCGAAACCTACAAATAAAGAACCACCCAATGAAGTATCTTACACAGCATATATTCGTCTGAACCATTTCAAAGAAATTTTATCACAATTTCAGGCAAAGGAAACCACCAAAATACCCGACAATGTGATTGAAGCAATTAGAGAACGGATTAAAAAAGAGNGAATCAAAAACTACAGCGAAATCAATTACAACAAAATGCGAGAAATATTGCAGAAACTGGGATTTAATAAATATTTTGAGCACATTCAATATATTAATTCGATTTTCGGTATCAAACCACCGATTATGAATGAAGAATTACACGAGACACTGTGTGTGTTGTTTATCGAAATCCAGAAACCATGGGCAATGCACTGCCCGAAAAACCGGCGGAATTTTTTCAATTATACGTATACATTATATCAGTTGTGTGTGTTATTAAATCAAACACAATATTTGCCTTATATTCCNATGATGAAAGACCGTGAAAAACAGTTGGAACAAGATATGATATGGAAGAATGTGTGTATGGAGTTGGATTGGGAATTTTTTCCTACGGTCTAGCCCGTTAGAAATACACCTATTTATGTTGGGCATGTTCTCTTTGTTGCAGTATTTCATTGTATATTTCAATGAGTTCAAACTTATCATGGTTATTCAAATCTTTAATATAATCCAACTGTCTGTCAGATAATTTTTGGTAGTTGCGTATATCGTGTTTGATTTTTTTGAAAAAGTTGATTTCAGCCATTCCCATATAATTTTTCAAACAATAAGAATAAGATATGCCATCACTATTATCTAAACCGGGTTTCTCGGGTGGTTTCCAAGTAATTTCTTGTTTTTGTTCTTCTATTATTATT